CGCCCGCGCCGAAGTAGCGGGTGTTGAAGTATTTGCCGTTCCAGTATTTATCAGCCCAGAAATCGACGGCCATTAGTCAGCGTCCAATGTTACCGCCGTGCGCTGCCCGTTGCTGTCTGTCGTTGCGGTGATCCGGTCCGCAGTATCGTTCACATCGCGGAACGTGACCGTGTTGCCGGATATGCTCACCTTGCCGCCAAGCGCCGAAAGAATGATCCGCAGCGCCTGCCTTAGTGTCCAGTCGTCCTCGACACCGTTAAGCGCATCAAGCACCGCGTTGCCGACATTGGCCGTGGTCAGCAGCTCACCCGAAGACGTGATCGAGGCCGAGAGCGTACCAAGCGCCGTTGCCAGCGCGTCCAAATCGCCGGCGCCAGACAGCGCAGCGGTCAGATTGCCCTTTGCTTTCAGTGCAGCCTGGCTGACCGCACCCGAACCCGACAGCGATGCTGCAAGTCCGAGGAATGCCTTAAGATCCGAGCCGCTAACCGTGCCGGAACCCGACAGCGATGCTGCAAGCGAGATGACCAGCGACCCGTTCGCTGTCAGACTGCCGGAGCCGGATAGCGTTGCCGATGCATTCTTGCCGCCGATGATCGAAGCGGCAGCATTGCCGGTACCGACGATGCTGTTGGTCGCCGACATCCCGCCAGCCTTGATCGGCATGAGAATGGCGGATCCGCCATACCCTGCCGGGATGGAGAGCAGCTCGAGCGCCGAGAGGCCTTCCTGCAAGGCCATGTTGCGCCTGGATCCGCGATTGCCCCAATTGGCCCGGGTTTGCACCTGTGCCGAGCCGACGCCGGAAGCATGTGCTGTCGAATTGCCTCCGCGCCATCGGCCCGGCGTCTTGTTCAGGACGCTGTAGTTCCCGATAAGGCCCATATCATGCCCATCCGAAGTCCAGATGCCCGAAGAATGACGAGTTGTTCGGAATGGCGGAGCCGGCGTAGATGTTCCAGCCAAGGCAGGCGCCGTCATAGATGCGTGGCATTGACGGCAATTGGTTCACCAAATCGCGCTCTGCGGCGACACCCAGGGTCGTGATCGGCAGGGTGAGCAGCGGCTTGGCATAAATCAGATTGTAGACGCCAGTGGTGACGCCAGCCGAGCCCAGAATGATGTTCTGGATCGAGCGAATGCCTGCGTCGCCGCCCCGCAACGGGAAGAACGGACCGAACTTGCCGGAGCCTGTGCCGGAATATGGCACCGTCAACAGCGGCGCGACTGCCGTGTTCGTTGGCAGAGCCGGCGAGGATGGCGTGGTGCGCGAGCCGGTGCCGACCGAGTTCGTGTAGGTCAATTGGAACGTGCCAGCGCCGGCGGTGCCAGCTGTCGAGGCTGCGAGCAATGCCTGCACGCCAGCACCATCGGAATAGCGCGGAAGCCGTACCTGCATTGTGTTCGTGCCGGAACCGGCGTCGGTAAATGCAATTGCGGTCGTCGCAATCGCATCGGCAAGCGTCGTGGCAAGCCTTGAAGTCGTGGCAGAGACGCGGATTGTCCAGTAGATCGTTTCAGCGACAAGTCCGGTCGGCAGAGCGCCGCCAGAGTTGCTGAAGCTGACCGGCGTATAGTTGTCAAAATCCGCTACCGTGGTCATTAACAGGCCGGAAGAGGACGAGAACGTGACTGCTTCCGTGTTGACCATGGTTTTCGTGCCAGCGGTCGAAATCGTGGCGTTTGTCAGCGTGTGATAGCCGAGAAAATCACACAACTGCAGAACACATGGAACCGTGGTTGCCGCAGCCGAGAAAGCGCTGGCATTCAGCAGCGTCTTAAAATCGTTGTAGGCTGCAGCGACTGGCCCGCCATGCTGGATGCTTCCACCACCGGCCAGAAAATCATAAAGCGGCTTCTGTACCAGTGTCGTGCCAGAACCGAGCAGCGAGTTTGCCGGCGGATTGCCAGCGCCACCCAAGAGGCATTGCCACGAACCAGCCACCACAGTGCCGCCAACGGCATGGTTTTTGTTCCAGTCGGCGCGATTGAATTTGCCGTTGACCGTCACTTGGTTGATCAGGTCATCGAGGCTTGAAAGTCCGGCCATGCGGCCTCCCTAATTCCAGATCGTTTCAATGGTGCCGTGGATCGGCGCTCCGGCAAGCGTGCCAGATGGCAGGACGATGGCGTTGAGATAGGCATCGTCCTCGATAATCGGGCATTGCAGCCCGTCCAGCAGGAAATCGCGCTCAGCAGCGGCCGTGATGTCGTAGATCGACAGCGAGGCCAGCGGCTTTACCAGGACAAGGGTTATCAGCCCCACGTCGCCAGTCAGGAAGGTGATGCTTTCGATCGACCGCACACCCTTGTCGCCGGATTGCAGCGGCAGGAATGGGCCGGCCGATCCCAATGTGTCAGAAGCGCTTGTAATGATCGTTCCCGTTGTGACCTGCGTGTTGCAGGTCACGTTCGGTGTTACCCGGCCCGGAACGCCGTCCGAGTTGGTGTAGGTCACAAAGAACGAAGATCCGCCGACCTGCGCCGCCACTTCGACGGCCATGATCTGCACGCCTGCACCATCGGTATATCGCGGCAGCGTATCGCCGACCGTCATGTCCTGCTGATCCGTCGAGGACATATCCACGAAGGGATAGTAAAGCAGGTAGTCCAGAAGGATCATCGGCAGCGGAACCGCCGTGGCGGTCACCGTCAGTGCCATGAATTTCTGCAAGAACTTGGTCGATGGCGAAACCGCAGGACCGTGATAGATGCCGCCATCTTGGGACAGGCTCAATGCCTTGCTCACCATCGGTGCGGCTGCGTAGTATTGCGGGTTCGGATTGCCTGGCGACAAAGACAAATCGAACCAGATATTTGCGGCAGTTGTCTGCGATGGCGTCTTGCGCCAAGAGTTGATCCTGTATCGCCCCTCGAGGTGAGAATCGATCACCGCCTTATGGTTCTTGAAACCGGCCACTATTCAGGCTCCGTTGGCACAGGCTCCGCGCTATCGTCGGCAACTTCATTTGCCTCTATGCAGGCGCAAGCCTTCTCGCCTTCCGGCCGCTCGGTCCGCACGATCAGGCCGCAACCAAGACAGGTGCAACGGTAGACCATCAGGCACGCTTTCCGCTTGCCACATTGGCCTCGCCGCGGCAGGTCGCGCTAAGGCTCGCCAGCACGCCGGCCTCGCACTTGCATGAGCGATCAATGTCGCCATCTTCCGCAATGCGCACCGTCGCGCCGCACTTGGCGCACGAATAACGAATGGCCTTTGCTGTCATGGTCATGTCTCCGAAACATCCAGATCGCCTGCAGCGAACTGCGGCTGAATGCCGTTGGCAACGGCGAGCGAGGCATTGAGCGCGCCCGCATAAAGCACGGTTCCAGCACCAGACGAGGCCGTGCCGATGGCTACGTGTGTCAGCGTGGCGCCGGACGCGCCGCACTGCGCAAACTGTACCAGCGCCGCATTGGACGTGACGCCCGACGAAGGCACGGACCATCCCGAAGTCGTGCGCACCACGGCAACGCGAACATAGTTCGTGTAAGCGGCCTCGTTGGTCGTCTGGTTGTTGCCGACACCGGGATCGGCAGTGTGCAGTGACAAGTACAGATTTCCGAGCGGCGACGAGCTGTCGTTTTCGGCAATGTCAGCCCATGCCGTCCCGTTGAAGATCAGCGCCAGGATGGCATTGCAGGTGAGCGTGCTCTTAGGCATCGTCCGTTTCCCTTTCGGTCATGCCGACAATGCGGCCCTGTTCATCGTAAGCAGTGACTGTCTTTTCGATCGGCCCGCGTTTTGGCATGTGCGCGTGAACGTCAATTTTGATGTCGCCTGCCTTTACATCGGGCGAATGGACATCGACATTCACCACCGGCGCCGGCATTGCCTGAAATGCCTCTTTGAGTTCCGCGCCGGTCATGCCTGCTGATTTTGCCGGTTCAACCGCTGACGGTTCCGCCACAGGTGCCGCAACAGGCGGCTGCGGCAGCTTGTCGGCTTCCGGGTCGTCGACCCGGTCCATCTCTTCCAGCGCCCGCACATCGTTCTGCGTAAGCCAGCCCTTGCCGTTCCCGGCGCCAAGGCCCTTGGCATAGAACTCTGCCCTGTCGGCCGCTGCGCCGCGCATCAGCGCGTTCGGCGTGAATTTGGTATAGTACCCAGCCTCGACCTCCTGCGGCGTCAGCAGGTTGACATCCGCGCTCTGCTCCAGCCGCTCGTACCAGGGGGAAAGCGTATGGACGACATGCGCCAGGAACATCTGTTCGGCGCTTGCATAGGTTGCTGCCTTGTCGGAATAGCCGACCATGATCGGCATGACGCCGAAGGCCCGGCAGATTTCTTCGATCTGATACTTGCGCGTCTCGAGGTGCTGCGCGTCGATGCCAGTTTGCTGCATCGGCGTGAACGTCGCGCCGCGATCGAGGATCATCGGCTTCTGGTAGCGCTCGCCGCCATTCTCATAGGCCGTCAGCCATTTTGCCAGGAACTGATACTGCTCCGGGCCGAGCGCGTCCTTGACCGACAGAAGGCCGGTTGTAGCCGCGCCGGATTTGTGCATGGTTGCATGGCTTCGTTCCAATGCGATCGACAGGCCGATGGAATTGCGCGCCAGCGCGACACCTTCCATTCCCATCCAGGCGTTCCAGGACGGCGCCCGCAAATGCCAGATGGCATCCTGCGGAATGATTTTCGCTTTGCCCTCTTTGCCCTTGACCTTGTAGACCAGGCGATAGTCCGGCAGCTGCTCGACTTCCACCCGGCCCGGCTCGATCAGGATCAGCTCGCGGATCTCGCGCTTTGCTCCGACCCTGTTAACAAACACAAAAGCGTTCCCGCACAGAACCAGATGAAACATCATGGTCTCGCGGAACTCATAGGCGGTCTGCCATGAGTTCGGGCGGCGGTAGAGCGCCACGTTAACCGGATGCGCTACCTGCACTTGCTTTGCGCCACCTTCGTCCTTGTAGACCCGGAACGGAATCTGGCAGACGCCGTTGGCAAGTACCCGGGTGCAGGCCAGCGCCACGGTGCATTCGAGCGCGCTCTCGGCAGTCACCTTGATGCCGGAGCTCGTTTCACGGCCGCCGTAGATTTCCCGGAACAGCTCGAGCGACGACATTTTCTGCTCGCCGCCAAGCCATTTGATCAAAGATTGCCGAATGCCCATCAAGCAATCTCCCAAAAGGATTTAGAAGAGGCGGCCGGGAGGAAGGTGCCAGCAACCGCGCGCGCCATCGCAAGCGCGACCATGCCGTCGATGCGGCCGCTTGCCCTTGCCTTGTCCAGTTTCCGATTGCCGGCCGGGTCAGATGTCACGACTGCATTCGCCGCGCACATCGTCAAAACCGGGTTGTCGCCATGCAGGATCTTGCCGTCGAGTAGATCGCTTTCCAGATCCCGCAAAGCCGGCGACATCGACTGATAGCCTTGCCCCATCTGGTCAAAGATCGCGTTATCGCCCTCGAGCTGTTCCTCGCGGAAACCGGCATCCAAAAGCCATGGTTTCAGGTGCGGCCAGTTCCATCGGTCAAAGGCAATCTTGCGCACATCCATTTCTTGAACGTCGCGCCAAAGCGTTGCCGCAACAAATTTATAGTCGACCGTTTTGCCCGGCGTGGTCAGCAAATGCCCTTGATCGCGCCACAAATCATAAGGCACGCGATCGGCCCGGCTTTTTTCCGTCAAGCCTTCATTTGGAAGCCAAAAGGTCGGCTTCACATGCCACCGATCGGCAACGTGGCTGATGTAAACTTTTGCGGTCAAATCGTTGACCGTCGACAAGTCGAGCCCGCCATAAACCGGGCCGGTGAAGCGCGGCGCGACCTGGCCCGAGCATTCCTGCCATATCGAGCGCGATATAAAAGGCGAGAACATTTCCACACGCTGATTCAAAATCAGGTTGCGGTATTCCGGCTCTCGAGATGGCATCCGCTTGGCGTCATTCGCCATTGCCATGACTTCGGCGGCGTTCTGGAAATCGCCAAAAGCCGGGTTTGCCTTGCGTATCGTTTCCTCGGCGTAGGGATCATCGCCATCCGGCGCCGTGTAGAGGCTCAACACGACACGCGGGTCAGCACCCGTCTGCGCATCGTCAATCAGCACCGACAGCAAGTCGTCAGGGTTTGGCGCTTGCGTCGAGATCACGATTGACAACGGGTTTTCCTGCGCGCCCGTTGCTGTCTCGAGCGCTTCATACAATTCCGATCGCGGCCCGCGCACCTGGCCAAGCTCGTCGTGAACGATGAACACTGGCGAAAGGCCGTACGCCGTCGACGCATCCGCCGACAGTGCCCGGTATAGCGTGCCAAACTCCTCGCAAAAAAGCTGTTTTGCCGTGTCCCTGATGCCGACAGCGTCAAAAAGGTCAGTCGACATCCGAACGCATTTTGCGGCCAGGCTGAAAAGGATCGACGCTTGGTCACGCGATTGTGCGGCCGAAAACAGTTGAGAATTCGGCTTGTATTCCGGCCCGCACAAGTGAAGCAGCAACAGGAACGCGGCGAGCGCCGTTTTCCCATTCTTGCGCCCGAATGACAGAATGGCGCGCCGCGTGCCGGCCGGATTGTCGTATATCTTGCGCAGCTCGTCCTTTTGCCAGTCGCGCAAAACAACCTTTTGCCCGGTTAGCTTGCCTTCAGGGACTCGGCACTTGTCCTCAATCCACCGGATATTGCGCTCGGCGCGGGTTTCAGAAACCGGCGAGGAGGCGGGAAGCGTTTTGCGCCGGTTTCTTTTTGGATTTGTCATAGGTTGATTGCTGCGAAATCCGCATCTTTGTTGCCAAGCTGGCGAGCGCGGCACTTTCGCGCTGTTGCATTTTCAGGAGCCGGTCATAATCGGCTAGCTCAAGATCCGGCGAGCTTGACGCGCGTTCGATCAATTCAGCGATTTTCCGCGATTGCACCGAATGCCTGCAATACTGGGTAAGCAGCGGCAAGGTTGAAGGCGTGAACCAGTCAGCGGGCAGGCTGTCGACAATCGCCGACCAGAATTCCGTTTCCTCATCCGTCAAATCGTGCGGAGCTAGAGGGCGATCCATGCGGGAAATCATGGCTTCCGCCTGTTTCTGCGCAAAAGATTTCCTGCCACGCTTAATCATTATAAATTTTTCCTACTAAAACTCAAAAAAGGGGCATTTAGCGAAACTAGGG